GACCATAGCTTTCTAGCCACTTACAGTATTTAAACGCTGATGCTGTGCTAAAAAACATTAGCTTGGCTAGTTCTTGGCAAGTCTTATGCGAGTCAATTGTGAGCGAATACATGACTGCACGATTAAATGCTAGTTTTTGTGCTGTTATTTCGTTAGATGCTGCAAAGTTACTCATTTTACTCTCCTGCAAATTTCTGTAATAAATTCAATTAAAGCATCAGGAGTGTATTCTCTTTGATACTGTGTGCATCTTTTAGTGCCTTTTACGTTGCCACATATAGACCTATCAGTTGGCGCTAAATTGCGAGGTGGTAGCTCTGGCAATTGTCGCATAGCAATTCCACAAATGTATAGTTTTGTACGCTTATGTGCTACATGACCAAAATCATATTGGTCAACTTCAATAGTAAAGCCACCAAACTCATCAGGAAACTCGCCCTCCAATGGCAAATATGCTTCTTTCCATAAACGTGAGCCAGCAGGATGCTCTAATACGCCACCGTTTAACCTGACTTGCGCCAATGCAAAATATGCCAATTGCTTCTCATCTGGTCTTGGATTAGCCATGTGAGATAACATACCCCAAGCACGACAAGGTGGGTGAGCAAGAACAGGATAGCTCAAGCAATAGTTTCTAGCATCACGATGTATATCGTAAACATCATAGCCTTCAAGCTCTTTGTAGCGACTGTCATCTCTTGCAAATAAAACAGCAATCATATCTAATCCTGTAAATATACGCCACGTTCAGCGCAAAATCGTTCTACTTCGTTCATAAAATTGTTTAGCTCATCTACAGTTAAGTCAGCAGTAGACTTCAAAGCATAAACAGTTCCGTTAGCACCTTGAAACTCATTGTAGCCTAGCCACTTATCCTTAGACATTACTTTCCACCATTGATGCGGATGATACAGGCCATCTTTACCTTTAAAGTGTTCAGACATTAATTGAAACAGTTTATGAAGTCTTGAATTTTGTGGCAATGACCGTCTTGGACTTTGGCCGCACGTAGGACAAGGTTTCCTTTTGTTTTTTTGTTGGCACATGGGGTGTTACCTCTTTATACAATACATCTTCATATTTCAATAACCATTTTTTGCTTTTATGGATTTTGCCATCTTCGGTGGTTACTTTCCATTCGGCATCACCAAATTGTTTGTAAAAAGTTGTATCCTCAAAGCTCATACAATATCCCTATAAGATAAGCCATGTTTAATAGCATAAATAGAACATAGGCTTCGGTTGTAATCAAGTGCTATAACTTTAACAGGTACATTGTTGTGAAGCAACTGTTTTATTTCACGCACTTTGTCTAAAGATAATGTAGCTGGTTTAGGCACGCTAATGTTTTTAACAAACACAGGAACTGTATCAGTCATCACGCTCTCCCATTGTCACTACAGTTACCTGCCCTCTAGTCATCTCAATTCTGCATCCACGACCTGCTTCAATCATGTGCGCTGCAAACATGCCTGTAATAAAGCTAAATATGCAACAAGCTATAATAAATTTATCCATTACAATAATGCCTCTCCGCATTTATCAAACAATTCATCTAATGTTAGCTTTGGCTCAACAATCTCAATTGTGCCTTCTGCTGGATAATCAAAATATCGTATAGGCTGGTCTTCATCATCTAACAATACATAAACTGCCATATTATCCCTTAAAGTTTAAATGCCAAACACGCTCATGCTGGCTTCCTTTGTATCTCATAGAAGGCGCATCAAACCACAATGCAATCTCACCTTCCCATTCACCATGACGTTGTTTATCACATATTAATAAACAATCAGGTGCGCTTAAATCAGATTCTTTAGCGTTACCATTACGAACTAACTTTTCTTTTCGCTTATTACGCCATACAGTCATTACATTGTCAACCTGATTCGTAATGTCTGCTGAACCTGCAACGTCCATCTTGTTTGGAGGGCTAAATTCATCTTCACCCTTACGGCTATGAGCAATCAAATGAACATGAACATTTAAATCTCTTGATGCTGCACAAAGTTTATCTAAAAACTCTTTCTGTGCATTCATATCGTCAGAACGTACACCACACTTCATCAAGCTATCAATTACAAAATGCTGTATTCCTAAAGTTTCTGCTGCATAATAAAGAACAGCAATAACTCTATCACCGTTTACAGTTCCTTGTTGGTCATACATCCATAACTTACCATCAAGAAAATTAAAGTAATCTCCAATAAACTGCTCTGTAGGCTTTTCAGTTCCAGTAGCTTGTCTAGTCATACGCTGTAACGTGCTATATGGGTGCATTTCAAAAGAAGCTACACATACTTTGATATTCTGTTGCACGATTGAATTAATAACTTGACCAACAAGCTGACTTTTACCATGACCATTAATTCCTGACCAAAGACTTACCTCACCTTGCCTCATCCTAAATTGCTCAAACGTCTTATCCCAAGGCAACTTAGCACCTTGCAACTGTTCATCTTTATAAAAGTAATCTACAACTTCTTCTTGGTAATCAAGTGCTGACTTCACGTTAGCCTTATCTTCTTCTCTAGCCTTCATAAACGCTTCAAAGTCAACCTTTGGTAGCATCATGCCAGCTCGCTTTTGCCTTGCTTCATCTAGTGCTATTGCACCACGCTCTAGGTTACTCATAATCAATCGCCTCTCTAATTCTTTCGTAAGCTAACTCTAAACGCTTCATGTCTGTATCGTCAAGCGGTTTATTTTTTCTTAGCTCATAAGCAGCCATAAGCACTAATTGAGATTCAAACTTAATAGCTGCAAGAATATCAGTAGCGTAAAACTTCTTTCGCACAGGTGTTTTATGATGCACAGGCTCTGGTGAAAACAAATCGCCAATATCAATCCCAATAGTTCCTACAATGTCAGATGCGCTACATCCAGCAAAGCAATGCAACAAGATATGACCATCATGTTCTTCTTTAATAGAAAGGCTAGGGCTTCTGTCATCGTGAGCTGGGCAACAAGCAAGCCAAGTATTGCGACCTGTAGACTTAACCTTGTTTAATCGACCTAATAAATTATTAATCATATAGCACCTGCAAAAATGTCATTAATGTTAGTTGATTTTAAATCAACCCATGAAGATTCAAATCCAGTCCATCCACGTTCACAACATTTAATAATTGCTTGCTCTGGAGTCCATCCTATTTTGTTAGCTTCTTTTACAACAGAATTAAATACTCTTTCTGTAACAGGTTTTCTTTTGCGAACTACTAACCATTCTTTTAATAAATCCGAAGGAATAGGTGGAACAAATATCTGTCTCTTCTCTGTCTCTGTCTCTGTCTCTGGGATAGCATCTTGCAAGCTAGCTGATAGCATAGTGCTAGCATCAATAAAGAAACCATGTTCAATCAAAGGCTTAAGTCCTGCAGTTAATTCTTTTTCTGTAAATCTTAAACGAAATTCAAGTTGGTCAAAATCAGCATCAAAAATACCATCAACAGATTCAGATGCAAGCAACCACAAAAGAGGTGCTAGTGCTTTGCTAGCAGTTGGCAAGCGCATAAAAGTTTTATCAATCAATAAATCTCTATGCAATTTAATCCAAGGAGGATTGCGGTCTTTGTAATGTTGGAACTTTGTCCAATTTTTAGGAATTAGTTTCATTTCTTTCGTCCAAAAAAAAGACCTGGGCAATACTCTCATCTTTTTTAGGGATGTTGGCGGACTAGTTAGGTACTAGCAGAGTATTGTCCAAGTCTTACCTAAAGTTTCACCGCCAAGTGAATACGAATTTTCATTCGTTACGGCATATTACCACAAAATTACCAAAAAGTCAAGATATATATGTAATCTATACATAACAAAATAGTTTGTATGTAATAAATCGCAGAATATTACAAGCTAAAAATAAAAGCAATATAAATATTTTTAATTTATTTTCAAAAAAGTGTTGACACAGTTCCAAGCTCGGAATAATATAGCTACATCAACAACGCAAACGGAGATACAAAATGTTAGATAATCTTGCAATATTATGTTTAGCTGGTGCAACAGTTATGGCACTTTTAGTAATTTTAGAATTCATTGCTAAATACTTTGATTGGAAATAATATGAGCGACCATTACGAATACTATCTTAACAACCCATACGAGGCTAAAGTGGACTATACAATACAAGACGAATACATTGAAGATAAAATTGAAGAAGTAGCAGACAACAAAGATTTTGTTTGGGAGCTGTTAGCAGAGCAATACGTTGACTTTGAAGTGACACAAACTATTTTACGTGCTATGTTTAAATCATACGTAACTAGGATGCATACTACCAAATAAGAATTTAAAGACAAAGCTGATGCAGATTTATTGACATTTGCTAAAGGTCTTATGGGTGCTATGTATAAAGAAACTGTTGAATTAGTAGAGGAGCAAGGATAATGTGCCAGGCAATGTTTGAAGCGCAGGTCATGTCAGAGTTGCAGATTTTAGAGATTGAGAAAGATACATACATAGGCTGTGTGTATTGTGGCGAGCCTAAAGGTGATTGGTTAAGCTGTTGTGGTGAAAATCACTTTGCAGAGATGGAAGAATGATGTATAATTCCAATCTTGGAACGGAGGTTAAATGTTTACAGTAGAAGAAATAGCAGCACAGATGGGCAAATCAGGTAGGTGGGTTAGATATTTATGCAATAACGGTAAATTAAACGCAATTAAACACGGAAATGTTTGGATAATCTTGGAGGCTTGGAAATGATAACAAACCTAGTTGTAAACGAATTAGAAATTACAGTAGAGTACGACCTAGACATTAGTGCTGTATTTTTTGGTGATTTAGAATCAGAATATGTAGAGATTGATATTAAAAAGATTATGTGGATGGGTAACGATGTATTGCCGCTTATTCATGCGCTAGAAGGTGTAGAAACGCTTAAATTGATTATTAGAGACCGTTTTGAGGATATTCAATGAGTAAAGAATATTACGAAGCATTAATGAAACTTCATGCTCAAACAAAAGAATTGTGGGGTAAAAAATGAGTAACGTATATACAAAATTAATGGCTGCTAGGTTAAAATTACAAAACAGTCCATTAAAAAAATCAGGTAAAAACGCATGTGCTGGCTATAGTTATTTTGAGCTTGGTGATTTTTTGCCAACAGTTCAAAACATTTTTAGCGATTTAGGATTGTGCGGAGTAGTTTCATACACAAAAGAACTTGCAACGCTTACTATTACAGATGGAACTGATAGTATTGTTATTACAAGTCCTATGGGTAGCGCAGCGTTAAAAGGCTGTCACGAGGTGCAAAACGTAGGTGCAGTAGAAACATATCAACGTAGATATTTATGGGTAACAGCTATGGAAATTGTAGAGCATGACGTATTAGATGCAACTACAGGAACGGATAAAGGTGCGCCTATAAAAAAGTCTGAAGTAGAAGCACCTAAACAATCTATAACACCTAATGCAGGTGCTTTAGATAACTTTACAGCAGACCAAAAAGATTCATTGGCGTTAATTGCTGATAAAGTAGCAGGATGGGTAAAAACAGACATTGCTAAAGCTCATGCAGAATGTGAGTCATTAGAAAATGATGAGAAAGTTGGACTATGGGCGTTACTTGACTCAAAAACAAGAAGCGCATTGAAAGATTACAAAAAAACATTAGGAGCATAACATGGCTGAAAAGAAAGTATATTTAGATAGCGGTTTTACTAACACAGTTAAAAAGACATCAGATAAGCAACCTGACTATCGTATTAACATTACGTTAAGCACAGATACATTAGATGCAATTATTGCATCAGGTGGCAAAATGCAGTTATCAGGATGGAACGCTAACTACGGCAAAGGTGATACTGTGAGCTGGAAAGCATCAGCAGATACATTTGTGCCAAAAAGTGAGCCAGGTAAAGAAAATGGCTTTATTGTAGACAAAGATGAGGATTTGATTCCTTTTTGATTTACGGGCGAAAGCGCAATCTGTTAATTAGTCTAATTGCCAGACCATGATATATTGTGCAAAATCTATCAACCAGCGTGAGTAGCCCATCTATTATAGGAGATTGTTATGTATTCAACATTTAGTGAACCAATTGCATTACTTAATTGTTTTATTACTCTAAAACCACCTTCAGAAGATGCTTTAAACGAACGCTATGCCACCGTAGAGCGCATAAAATTTGAATTAGATAGTAAGTATCGTCTTCACCCAAATAACTTCGTAAAACACGCTTCTACGGAGCTAAAATAATGGAGCAGCTTGAAGATAAGTATTACAAAACGATAGGCAAGAATATTGCTTTAGAATTGGGATTGAATTTACCGCAAGAGATGTGGCTTAATTTAGGCAGCTATGCCTGGATGGTGACTCACTTTGTGCAAGCTGAACGCAACAGAGATGCAAGAGAAGCTGTTAATAAAGCGCAATGGGATGAAGCAGATGAAAAGCGCATGGATGTTATTGGGCAAAATGGCAATGTAGGCTATGACTAAAGTTTATTATGATAAATGGGTGGGAGGTGTAAAAGTGAGTGATGGGATGACAGAGATGAGTAGAGATGAGTCTACTGCTAGATGGGATGAGTTGCGCAATAGAGTGTGGGATAAAGCAGATGGGGCGTTAGCAAAGCAGGTCGGT